AAGGTCACGAATATATTATCACTGTGGATGTTGCCAGAGGTATCGGTGGCGACTACAGTGCTTTTGTCGTGTTTGATATTACCACGTTACCGTATCAAATTGTTGCCAAGTACAGAAATAATGAAATCAAACCTGTACTATTTCCGTCCGTCATCCACCAAGTAGCCAAAGAGTATAGGTTTCCGTATATTTTAGTAGAAGTAAATGATATTGGTGACAGTATAGGAGCAATGTTAAACTATGACCTTGAATATCCTAACGTATTAATGTGTGCAATGCGTGGTAGAGCAGGTCAAGTAGTTGGTCAAGGATTCTCTGGAACCAAAACACAACTAGGTGTGAAGATGAGTATTACAGTTAAAAAACAAGGATGCTCAAACCTCAAAGCAATTATAGAAGATGATAAATTAGTCTTTAAAGATTTTGATATATTAAGAGAACTTACAACATTCATTCAACGAAAACAGTGTTGGGAAGCAGATGATGGATATCATGACGATCTTGTAATGTGTCTTGTACTATTCTCTTGGTTAGTCATGCAAGATTATTTTAGAGAGATGACAGATCAAGATGTAAGAAGAAGAATTTATGAGGAACAAAGAGATCAGATAGAACAAGACATGGCTCCTTTTGGATTTGTAGATGATGGTATGGGTGATGATACATTCATTGATGGAGACGGTGAACTTTGGGCTTATGGAGATACACAAGAAAGTGCTGCATACATGTGGAACTTCTAGGGGGATACGAATACCCCCTAAAGGTGATAGGTGCTAGACTTACTGGAAATTCTAAATAGATGTAGATAATTTGAAACATCTACGAGGAGTTAAAACATGGCTAGTCAAGTCTCGCCTGGTGTAGTTCTTAGGGAACGTGACCTAACAAACAGTGTTATAGTAGGAGATTCAGCTTTAACTGCTGCGTTTGCTTCATCTTTCCAAAAAGGACCAATAGGAGAAATCGTCAATATCAGTAGCGGAAAAGCTTTACTGGATACATTTGGTTCACCAAAAGATTCCAATGCTGAAGATTGGTTGGTAGCAAATGAATTCCTTGGATACGGTGGTAGACTCGCTGTAGTTCGTGCGAATACTACTGGTACTAAGAATGCTACTTCAGACGGTGCTGGAGTTCTTATCAAGAATGAGTCTGATTGGGCTGCTGGAATTGGTGGAACCGTTCCTTTCTCTGCACGTTCTGCTGGTACATGGGGTAACTCACTTAAGGTTGTTGTCGTAGACCGTGGTGCAGATCAACTATTAACATTAGCATCTGCTCCTGCTACCACTGCTGCTGGTACTTCATTTACTACTATTGCTGGAAAAGCAGGTAGAATTTATTCTTGGGATTCAGCAACAAAAGAATTAGGAGTTATTTTAGACAAACCAAATACTGTTGCTGGAGATGCAACTTCTGGTTTAATCCTTGCTACAGATACATTTGACGAACCAGGTGACGGTGTTGTACAAACAACTACCACTGGTGCTTATGCTGCAACAGGTGCTCAACAAGGAACTCATACAGTAGATGTTACAGGTGGTTCTGGTACTGGACTAAGACTTCAAATTGTTATTGATGTAAACGGTGTTGTTACTGGAGTAACAATAGTTAATGGTGGTACAGGTTATGTTGCTGCTGATGTAGTAACTGCTGCTGGTACAGATGTTGGTGGTGCTACACCTGCTAACGACATTCCAGTTACAGTTAACACAGTATCAAATGATAACATCGCTGTTGATTCAGTTAAAGACTGGTATACAAATACAACTATTGGTACAACTGGATTAAAACTTGCTGCTGTCGGTCCTCGTCCTGGTACTTCTGAATATGCTTCTTCACGTGGCATCTCTTATGATGAAATACACATTGCAGTTATTGATACATCAGGAGATGTTTCTGGTGCTGCTAATACAATCGTAGAAAGATTTACATATCTCTCTAAGTTGAGTGATGGTAAGAGTACAGAAGGTGGATCTATTTACTACAAGGATGTTCTCAACGATCAATCAGATTTTGTTTATCACGGTGGAGCAATTACAGGAACAACAGATCCTGCTAGTGGAGTAACTGGTAAGGCATTTGGTCTTGCATCAACAGATGCTTCTTGGGATGCTGGTGGTAAACTATTTGATCTTGCTGCTAATATTAACATTGACCTTTCAGGTGGTGTTGACAATTACACTTATACAGCTGGTCAAGTAAACGCTGCTTATGATTTATTCCTAGACACAGAAGAGACAGAAGTTGACTTTGTTCTTATGGGTGGATCATATGGTACTGAAACAGATACACTATCTAAAGCAAATAAGGTTGTAGCAATTGCTGCTGCACGTAAGGATTGTATTGCTTTTGTTTCTCCATTCAAAGGAAATCAAATTGGTGCATCAAATAATGAAGCACTATCAGTTTCAGATCAAAGGACAAATACACTTAACTTCTTTAACGCTATAACATCAACATCGTTTGCTGTTCTTGATAGTGGTTACAAGTATATGTACGATAGGTTTAATGACAAGTATCGTTATGTTCCATGTAACGGTGACGTTGCTGGACTTTGTGTTAACACTTCATCAACCAATGCTGATTGGATTTCACCTGCTGGTATGGCACGTGGTGGTGTTCGCAACGTTGTTAAACTTGCATACAACCCAAACAAAGCAGATAGAGACGAGCTTTATCAGAACAGAGTTAACCCAATAGTTACATTCCCTGGATCAGGTGCTGTACTATTTGGTGATAAGACTGCTCTTGCTTCTCCATCCGCATTTGATAGAATCAACGTTCGTAGACTCTTTCTTAATGTTGAGAAGAGAGTTGAAGCACTTGGTAAAGGAGTACTCTTTGAGATTAACGATGAGACTACTCGTTCTGGATTCCTTGCAACTATCAATGGATATCTAAATGATATCGTTGCACAGCAAGGTATCACTGACTTCTTAGTTGTCTGTGATTCATCCAACAACACAGCAGATGTTATTGATCGTAACGAATTTGTTGCGGAACTCTTCATCAAACCTGCTAGATCCATCAACTATGTAACAGTTACATTTACTGCTACTAGGACTGGTGTTTCGTTCAGCGAAGTCGTTGGACGCTAATTCACGAATAAATAAACGAAGAGGACATTTAAACTAATGGCTATTACAAGCAACGTTTCAACATTTCTTACTAAGGTAAGTCAGGGTGTACGCCCTAATATGTACAAGGTGGATATCAATTTCCCCACTACGGTTGATGGTGTAGATAAGGAACTCGTTTCCTTTATGTGCAAATCAGCTACACTTCCTGCATCTAATGTAGGTGTTATTGAAGTTCCATTTAGAGGAAGAACAGTTAAGATTGCTGGAGACAGAACATTTGATAACTGGTCTGCTACATTCATTAACGATAAGGACATGAAAACTCGTTCTTATTTTGAAGCATGGTTGAATGATATTAATACACATCAATCAAATACTGCTAACGTTATCAACCCAACTGAATATTCACGTACAGTTCTAGTTAAACAATTAGAAAAAGATAGTAGCGATGAAGGTTCAGAGTTGAGAGCATATAAATTATGGTATGCATTTCCTGTAAGTACTTCAGCAATTGATCTTGCTTATGATAGTAATGATCAGATTGAAGAGTTCTCAGTTGAGTTCCAGTATTCATATTGGACAGTTGGTGATGAAGCAACTCCTGGAAGAAGCGGAATCGCTATCCCCTAAATAGGAATAGGAATCAATTGAGTTAATTAATAATGGGTCAACTATTTGGTTTCCAGATTAACCGCAAAGCTGAGAAGAAAGGACAATCACCAGTACCTCCTCTCGCTGATGAACCAGCTTCTATTGCAGCTGGCGGTTACTTTGGAACATACGTAGATACAGATGCCACCGCAAGGAATGAGTACGAGCTAATCCGTAGATATAGGGATATGGCTCTTCATCCTGAGGTGGATTCTGCTGTTGACGAAATCGTGAATGAGTTTGTTGTTAGTGATAACAACGACACCTGTGTGGATATCAATCTAGAAAATTTAGACATAGGTGCAGGAGTTAAGAAAAAAGTTCGTGATGAGTTTGAATATATCAAACGTTTGATGAACTTTGATAACCGTGCTCATGAAATTATTCGTGGATGGTATATTGATGGACGTATATTTTATCATAAAGTAATAGATTTAGATAGACCAAAAGACGGTATTCTTGAGTTGAGATATGTTGATGCACTCAAGATGCGTAAGGTCAGACAAAAATTAGGAAAACTTGGTGGTCCACCAGATGCTTCCTTAGCAAAGTCAGTTCAAGGAACTGCTCTTGAAATGGAGTGGGGAAATTATATTGATTATTATTTGTACAACCCAAGAGGATATCTAAGAGGTGGTGCAATGGGACCAGTGGGAGACATGTCCAACTCCCAAGGTATTAAGATGGCAGTTGATTCAGTTGCCTTCTGTTCTTCTGGACTACAGGATTTAAACAAGAGAATGCACTTGAGCTTTATGCACAAGGCGATTAAATCACTTAATCAATTAAGAATGATTGAGGATGCTCTTGTTATATACAGATTATCACGTGCTCCTGAACGTAGAATATTTTACATTGATGTAGGTAACTTACCTAAGATCAAAGCAGAACAATATCTTCGTGATGTCATGGCGAGGTATCGTAACAAGTTAGTTTACGATGCATCTACTGGTGAGATTCGTGATGACAAAAAGCACATGAGTATGCTTGAGGATTTTTGGTTACCTCGTAGAGAGGGTGGTCGTGGAACTGAGATCACCAC